CAGCACCAAGCGATACAGAAGTGACAGTTTTAAAAGAAGCACTTCATAGTTGGGTAAGTTTAAACGACTTTGATAAGCGAATATTTAAAATGTTTCGTAATACATTAAAGTATGGAGATCAAATATTTGTTAGAGATCCAGAAACTTTTCAATGGCATTGGGTAGATAATGCAGACATAGTAAAAGTTATTGTAAACGAAAGTAAAGGTAAAGAGCCTGAGCAATATGTACTAAAAAATATAAATCCAAATTTTCAAAATTTAACTGCAACACAACCACAACATAGTGATTTAAAATCAGGAATGATGGCAGGTGGTTCTACTTATAGTGCAAGTTCAACACAAAGTAATATCTACAATTTAAATACACCTGGTTCAACAGGAACAAGATTTAGTAATTCTCAAAACGAAATGGCAATTGATGCCAGTCATGTAGTTCATGTTAGTTTAACAGAAGGACTAGATCCTAATTGGCCCTTTGGCGTTAGTGTATTAGAAAGTGTATTTAAAGTATACAAACAAAAAGAATTATTAGAAGATGCTATTATTATTTACAGAGTACAAAGAGCACCAGAACGTAGAGTGTTTTATATTGATGTAGGTAATATGCCAGCACATATGGCAATGGGGTATGTAAACAGAGTTAAAAACGAAATACATCAAAGAAGAATTCCAACCAAAGGCGGTGGTGGATCAAGTATGATGGATGCAACATATAATCCATTAAGTATTAATGAAGACTATTTCTTTCCACAAACTGCTGAAGGTAGAGGATCAAAAGTTGAAACATTACCAGGCGGTACAAACTTAGGTGAGATTGATGACTTAAAATACTTTACTAATAAATTATTTAGAGGCTTAAGAATTCCTAGTTCGTATCTACCAACTGGTGCAGAAGATGGAACTGCCGTTGCAAGTGATGGTAGAGTTGGAACTGCATTAATTCAAGAATATAGATTTAACCAATATTGTAAACGTTTACAAGCCACTGTGGCAACTACATTTGACCATGAATTTAAAATGTATTTAAATTGGAAAGGTTATAACTTAGACAGTAGTATGTTCGAATTGCGTATGAATGAGCCACAAAACTTTGCGGCATACAGACAAGCAGAACTAGATAACCAAAGAGCAAGTTTATTCACAGGTCTATCTGCAACACCTTATTTAAGTAAGAGATTTATGTTAAAACGTTTCTTAGGTATTAGTGAAGAAGAGATGGCTGAGAATGATAGATTATGGGCCGAAGAGAACGGAACTACTCAAGCACAACAAACAGTAGGGCAAGACCTACGAAGTGTAGGAGTAACACCGGGCGGTCTTAATACGGATCTTGCAGGAGCAACTCCTGAAGGTGATGTTGGAGAGCCAGCAGAAGGCGGAGACGAAGCCGCAGGACTAGATGATGCTGGTGGCGTAGATGACGCAGATATTGAATTATAAGGTAAATACGTTATCATGGACTTAAACGACATATTCAACAAAAACCGCTATTCAGCGGAGAACGACAAAAGTACACTAATTGCAGGTGATACCCGTAAAGTAAAGTTGACTCTAGAGCAAGTTAACAAACTTAGACGCATTAAAGAAGCAAAAAAGTTTGAAGAGTTTTCTAAACTACAGGCTGTAAAAGCACAATACGGTAAACCAAGCGACGATAGTGGGGGATTATAGTAGTATATAATAACAAAAATTGAGTTGGTATACTATATATCAGTCAATATTTGTCAAAAACTACTAATATTTCACCTTTTCTAACCTTTTGTAGCATTTTTTTATTAAATACATATACCGATAACTATCCTAATAGGAGTATAAGAATGAGTGATAAATGGAAACAATTAATTGACTATATTGTCAATGAAGAAGAACAAAAAGCAAGTGATCTGTTCCACGAAATCGTTATTGAGAGCAGTCGTGAAATTTACGAAAATCTTATTTCTCAAGAAGATTTAGATGAAAAAGTAAGTGACGACGAAGTAAAAGATTTCGAAGCAGACATTAAAGCAGACGAAGAAGGTATTTCAGAAGAACCAGCAGAAGATGGCGAAGAAATGAGCGACATGGAAGATGCTAGTGATGAACTAGAAGCGGAAATGGGCATGGAAGAGCCAAAACCTGAAGGTGACGATGAAGAAATCGAAGATCGTGTAGTTGACATTGAAGACAAACAAGAAGACTTAAACGATAAAATCGAAACACTTCAAAAAGAATTCGAAGAACTTTTAAATAAAGATGATTCAGAAGAACCTGCAGAAGAGCCAGAAATGGAAGAAGCAGTTGAAGAAACTTCAGACGAACAAGTAGAAGAAATGAAGCATGACAAAAAAGACAAGAAAAAAGATGACATGAAGAAAGAATCTACTGACGAAGAAGGTATTTCTGAAGAAGATGAAAAGGAAGTTGCTGAGGACGAAGAGAAAGTTGACGAAAGTAAACTTGAAATGGCTCCAAAAGCAGACATGGCTGACCATGCTGACGTTAAAGCATCACCTGTTGCAAAACAACAAAGTGGTGGTATGAAAGTTGGCGGTTCTGAAGAAGCAGGTAGACCTGCTCCTAAGGCACAAGACATGGGCGGTACTACAAAGCCTGACATGAAAAAAGTATAATAACTTTTTTAATTAAGGAGAATAATACATGGCTTCAGTTTATCTAAAAGAGCATCTTACATATGACCAAGCAAGAATGGTCACAGAAAGTACGAATGATGGTAAGGACTTGTTCCTTAAAGGAATTTGTATTCAAGGTGGTGTGAAAAATCACAACCAGCGAGTTTACCCTGTGGACCAAATTTCTACGGCAGTAAGTTCTCTTAATGAGCAAATAACTGAGGGAACCTCTGTATTAGGAGAAGTAGACCATCCAGATGATTTGAAAATTAACTTGGATCGAGTATGCCACATGATAACCAATATGTGGATGGATGGTCCTAACGGTTATGGTAAGTTAAAAATTCTCCCAACACCGATGGGTCAACTAGTACGAACAATGCTAGAAAGCGGTGTCAAACTGGGAGTTTCAAGTCGCGGAAGCGGCGAAGTCAATGACGCAACTGGAGAAGTTAGCGGATTCGAAATCGTCACAGTAGACGTAGTTGCACAACCAAGTGCGCCAAATGCCTACCCAACTGCTATTTACGAAGGCTTAATGAACATGAAAAATGGACATAAAGTAATTGGAATGGCGGCAGAGGCAAGAGACGACGCTCGTGTGCAAAAATTTTTAAAAGATGAGGTTGTTAACCTTATCAATGAACTTAAATTAAGGAGTTGACCAAAATGTTTGACGCACTCAAACCATTGCTAGATAGCGGTATAGTCAACGAGGAAAGTAAGAAAGAGATTCAGGAGGCTTGGAATTCCAAGTTGAAAGAAACTCGTGATGAAATCCGCGGTGAGTTACGTGATGAATTTTCACGTCGTTATGAGCATGACAAAGAAACAATGGTTGAGAGTCTTGACAAAATGGTTAATGAGCAATTAACTACAGAACTTTCTAAAATTTCTGAAGAACGCAAAGCACTAGAAGAAGATAGAGTCAAGTTCAACATTAAGATGAATGAACAGACTGATAAAGTTAAAAACTTTATGATATCTAAATTAGGTACTGAGCTGAAAGAACTTAACGACGATCGTAAAGTTCAAGCAGAAACACTCGATAAGTTACAAAAGTTTGTTGTAAAAGCACTTTCTGAAGAGATCGCAGAATTCCATAAGGATAAAGAAGCGGTTGTAGAAACTAGAGTTAAACTAGTTAAAGAAGGAAAAGTACAATTACAGAAACTTAAGGACAGATTCGTAGAAAGATCTAGTAAATTGGTCAAAGAATCAGTAGTTAAGAATCTTAACAACGAGTTAACTCAACTTAAAGAAGACATCAATCAAGCACGTCAGAATAACTTTGGACGTAAATTGTTTGAAACTTTTGCATCTGAATTTGCAACTTCACATCTAAATGAAAATGAAGATATGAAGAAATTGCAAAGCGAAGTAGCAGAAGTTAAGAAAAAACTCGATGAATCAAATAAAGAAATCAACGAGAAGTCAACTTTAGTTGAAAGCAAAGACGCTGAAATTCGTAAAATCAACGATCGCATTGTCCGTGATCAAAAATTAAACGAAATGATGTCGCCTCTAAACAAAGAACAACAGAATGTAATGCAGGATCTTTTAGAGAATGTTATTACTGACAAGTTAGACGCAACATTTAACAAATATTTGCCAGCAGTTCTTAAAAATGATGTTAAAGCAGAATCGAAAGATAAAGTTTTAACTGAATCAAAAGAAGTAACTGGGAATAAAACAGAAACCGCAAACGCCGACACTGATGGCAATATCATTGAAATAAAGCGTCTCGCGGGACTAAACTAAAAATAAGGAAACAGAAAAATGTCTGATATTTTAGCAGAAGGTCGTTGGGACAATACTAAAGAAGCTCTTTTAGATGGGCTTCAAGGTAACCGTCGCAAGACTATGGGTGTCATCCTGGAGAACACTAAACGCCACTTAACAGAGGCGGCGACTAGTGGTGCTACAGCAGGTGGAAACATCGCCCAATTAAATAAAGTAATTTTACCCGTAATTAGACGTGTAATGCCAACAGTTATCGCAAACGAAATCGTTGGTGTACAGCCTATGCAGGGTCCAATTGCACAAATTCACACTTTAAGAGTGAAGTACAACTCAGCAAACACACTTGATTCAAGTGATGCAACTGGTGGTACAAATATACAAGCAACAACTAACGATGGTACTAACCTAGGTGCTGGCGACGAAGCATTATCTCCAAAAGATATTGCCGCTGGTTATTCAGGTCAAGAATCTGCGGCTGGCGTTAAAAACGCAGGTCCAGTTGGTATGTTAGAAGGTAAAGCGGGTAACACATTATCTATCGAAATTCTACGTCAAACTGTAGAAGCGAAGACTAGAAAATTAAGTGCTCGTTGGACTTTTGAAGCGGCTCAAGACGCTCAATCTCAACAAGGTATTGATGTTGAAGCAGAAATCATGGCGGCATTAGCACAAGAAATTACTGCTGAAATCGACCAAGAAGTTCTTGCT